GAAGACGATGACCTAGAATATGTAGGCAAGATGGAGACAAAGGATGGTACAGTATACTTCTATCCCTATGCTATCACTGCCTTGCCTACTGATGACGGCTACTTTATTACAAGGATGGACTAACCTATGCAAGAACTTATGAAAGAAGGACTGAAGAAACTTATGTTTGACCATGATTGGCTGGACACCAGCGTCATGGGCCTAACAGATGAGAACATTGACACTAACGATTATGAAGAGGAGATTAACTATGACACAGAAGATTGACCAATACTATGTCAAATCAAACAACGTAGTCTTTGAGGACGGTGAATGGTGGTATGTGAGTCCTGACACAACAGGATTCAAATATCGTGAACGACTCGAAAGTCATGCCCGAAAAAATCGGACGCGAATGTTTGTCAACGGTAAGTACATTCCCAAGTCACACCCACTCCATAAGCCAGGAAATTTCAAAAGTTTGGATGATGCGTGGTCACACAAAGAAATCAATAGTGTGCCACAGGGGTATGTATATGCCATCATCAATCAGGCTTGGCCTGAGTGGGTAAAGATTGGCAGCGCTTCCATTGCAGAAGATAGACTCAATGGATACCAGACATCCTCACCATTCCGCGACTACGAGATTGTCTGTACCTTTGAGACAGCAGACAAGCGCAAGGCTGAAACCCTGATGCACCGTACATTAGAGCAGTATGCAGATGAACGGCGCAATGAATGGTTCAAGATAGACATTGACAAAGTGAAGGATATGTTCTATCACTATGACGATTCAGTAGTAAACAACCAGTAGAGGAGACTTAACTATGCCAAATTGGTGTGAGAACAGACTGACGATATGGCACAAGGATGCTGACGTACTTGATAACCTCATGGCACAGGTTCGTGCAGACGAGAACGGTGACTTGTTTAAGTACATCAAGCCTATGCCTGACAATACCTTTCGCGGCGCACTTGGTAACGAGGAACGTGAAGAGTGTGAACGCAAGGGCATACCAAATTGGTATGACTGGTCGATAGATAATTGGGGAACTAAGTGGGATGCTTGCCACATGGATTGGTCACATGGTGATGATAACAATGTAACATTCACCTTTGACACTGCATGGTCGCCCCCCATTCCTATCTATGAAGCACTCATGGAGCAGGGTTTTGATGTCGAGGCATACTATGTTGAGTATGGCTGTGCTTTTGCTGGCGAGTGGCACTACTCAAGTGAGGATGAACAATACCTAGATGCATCCTTTAACATTGACGAAGAGCAAGTGTCGCCAGAATTAGATGAGGTATTTGATATCACTCGACAACTTCAAGAGTGGGCAGAAGAAGCAAAGGAGTGTGCCTAATGAATAGGTTTTTAATTGACCACCACCCTATCGCAATAGCCCAACAGTTATGCGATCAACACATTGTCAAGATGCCATTGGAAGAGGCGCAGATGTTATGCACTGCGCTGTGGCATCATGCACCAGAGTATGCAGAGGAACATGATTTATACAGACCTGTACATCGGAATCATCCATGTACTCTGTGGGCTATGGAGAGTCGTGCAAACTACACATATGCGTTCAATCTATACTCAGCAATGCTCAAAGAATATACCTATCGCTACAGTAAGAAACATGGAGCAGGTAAACATTTCCTAGCACTAGCCAAGGGTAGAGACTTTGTTCCAGCACATGCTATCAATCATGTAACAAAGCACCCTCAATGTTTTAGTGGCATGGATCACTTGAAGACAAAAGAACATTGGCCTATTACACCATATCGTAACTTTTACATTGCAGATAAATCTAAGTTTGCAAGGTACAACAATGGTCGGGATATGCCTGGCTGGATGAAAGGAGCAATCAATGCCTGAGTACAAACCTTTTATAGATAGGAAGCATCTTATGCAACACGCATCTGTATTGATGGATGAGATTGATTTCCTAAGAGAACAACTGCAACCCCGCGATACTGGACACATACACACTGCAATCAGTGTGCTAGAAAGTCGTGTCGAGAAATTATTGGAGGACTTGAAAACATGAGTAAAGAACAGCAAAGACGTAAGCAGGAAATTGCAGTAGCGATTTCAGAGATGCGGCCTGAACAATGGAAGGCAGTAAATGATGCGTTCAAAGCATTGCTCGCATTTGATATTGACTTCTCTGAATGTTATGAAATCTGTAGCGCAGATGTTCCAAGAGATTTGAAGAGGGCTATGGCTGCACTTCGGTATGAGTTTGACCTGAGTTATGACGATGCCTAGAAACTTAGAGGAGACACTTGTTGCTACATCTAAGGACGATCTATCCGAAAAGATCAGGTGGTATCTAAACAGATATCACCCCCTTGGATATGACACTAGAGTTATACGCATGACACATGATCCTAACACTGGTAGGTTCACTGCTGTTATGTCACGTTGGGATTCTTGCGATTAGGAGAAAAATACATGGACATTATTATTGCAGTAATTGGTATGATTATCTTGTTGGCGTTTGGGCTATGACTACTTTCAATGACATGGTAAGTGATTACTATTCTTCCTATGAATACAATGACTTGAGAGATGAAACTAAAGCAGATTATAAATATCTAATCGGCCAGGTTTTGGATACAAAAGTTGAAGGAAGAATCTTTCGTAGCCTAGATGTCAAACAATTGACAACTAAGATGTGCAAACTTGCATACAACACATGGTGCGATAGAGGTATCCACTTCGCTAACAAGACAATGGCTATTGCGCGAGTCGTGTACAATCATGGCTTGCGTATGGAGATGGTCAACAACAACCCATTCAATGCTGTTCGCAGGCGTAAGCCTAAGAGTCGCACCACCCTGTGGGATAAAGAACACATCGTCCAACTACTGGACACAGCATACAGCGACTTTAACACACGCAACCTTGGGTTGATAGCACAGATGGCATATGAATGGTGTCAGCGTGTGGGTGACATGCGCCTACTCAAATGGTCTAGCATAGACTTTGAGCATAGGCGTGTGCATATCCTGCAATCAAAGCGTAGGGCAGAGGTTTATTTGCCTATCTCTGACGATCTTATGGATATGCTGGAACAGCAGCACGAAGACTTCGGCTTTCAGGAGTACGTTGCCCCCCGTCCTTATCCTATTCAGGGTAAGTACGAACCCTATACTATATACAAAATGTCCAAGCATGGACGCACACTTATTCGTAGCGCTGGGTTGCCTGACACTCTCCGACTGTCGGACTTACGGCGCACAGGTACTACAGAAATGGTCCAGGCAGGTGTTGGAATTGGACAAATCATGTCGGTTACAGGACACGCTAACCCACAGTCTGTAAAACCTTACATAAAAAATACATTCGATGCTGCAAATTATGCATTGACAAAACGAACTGCGCATGGTAAAAGCACATTAGATGCCGCAAAAGATGAGGATACATACAATGTATAATACATTAAATGATATAATAAATGAGACTACATTGTATATTGGTGAATCTAAGCGAATTAATTGTCCATCATGTAGAGGATATAAAACCTTTACAATTTCTAATATTGGTGGTAATGTAGTTTGGAATTGTTACAAGGCATCTTGTGGTATCAGTGGTGGCAAACGTGTTGGTATGACACCTAGTGATATCAGACAGATGAAAAAGAAACAGGAAGAAAAGGAAGTAGAATTTGTATTGCCACCATTTGTTGTGGCCCATCGTAATCAGAGACACCTAATTAAATGGTGTGCTGAGTGGGGTATTGACATTGATGAGTGTGGCTTGATGTATGATGTAAAGGAAGACCGTATTGTATTTCCTGTCGTACATGACAACAAGATTGTTGACGCTACTGGTCGGGCGTTGACAAAGCGACTCCCTAAATGGCGAAGGTATGGGTCTTCTAGTCTCCCCTATACCTGTGGTCAAGGTGATGTCGCCGTGGTTGTTGAGGACTGTGTGAGTGCGTCTGTAGTTGGCAATGAGAAATTTGTCGGGGTCGCATTGCTGGGTACTACGCTGCTTGATGAACACAAGCACTATCTCACACGGTTCTCAACGGCTATCGTTGCTTTAGACCCTGACGCATTACCAAAGACTATCTCGATTGGTAAACAATTGCGTGGTTATGTGCCACAAGTAAAAGTGTTGCGCCTTGAACAAGACTTAAAGTATCGCAACCCGACAGACGTAGAAAAACTAAACAAACTAGGAGCAATATAATGGAACTTATGGAACTAGCATTGATACGAAGCCTTATGAACAAGGACTTCTATGACAACAATCGTGGGGCTAAATGCCCAGACAAACTATTCAGTGGTGACAATCGTAAGATTAAAAAGGTTGTTGACATGGCAATGGATAAGTACAATCGAAGCGTAACCCCAGAGGAAGTACAGGCTTTGTTTGTATCAAGTAATCCATCTATTACTACAGCGCAACGAGAAGCATATAGCAACATCTTCCATCGTATCCAGCGCACTGACCCACTAGGTAATGATGTAGCAGGAGAGGTGCTTTCTCGCCTGTTTCAGCAGGTTGTAGGGGCAGAGATATCAGAGTTGGGGTTTGACTATGTGAATGGCGACAAGTCCAGCCTAGAACCCTTACAGCGTATTCTTGAAAGATACAACGATGACTTCACACCCAACCTAAACATTGAGTGGGATGACATTACGATTGATACTATCATCTCTAAGAATGATCTTGAAGCACGATGGACGTTCAATATCCCAACGCTTGCAACCAAAGTTTCTGGTGTCAACGATGGACATCTTATTGAGGTTGGTGCTAGACCCAACACAGGTAAGACATCCTTCCATGCAAGTTTGATCGCTGGTCCTGGTGGGTTTGCTGAACAAGGTGCAAACTGTATTGTACTCTGTAACGAAGAGAGTTACCATCGTGTTGCCGCAAGATATCTAACTGCAGCCACAGGCTTGACCATGTGGGATGTTAAGCAAAATCCTGCAAAGGCACGTGACCTGTATCGTCCTGTGTATGATAAGATTCGTATCAAAGATTCTACAGGCAGAGACATGTCTTGGGTAGAGAGTGTGTGTAAATCATACAAGCCTGATGTTTTAGTCCTTGACATGGGCGATAAATTCGCTACAATGTCTGGCTACTCACGGCCTGACGAAGCACTCAAGGCTAATGCCATTTATGCTAGGATGATCGCCAAGCAATATGGTTGTGCTGTATTCTATATGTCACAGTTGAGTGCAGAGGCAGAGGGTAAGACAATATTGAACCAGAGTATGATGGAAGGTTCACGAACTGGTAAAGCAGCAGAGGCAGACCTCATGGTGCTGATCGCTAAAAACCCTGTAGTTGATGGGCAGGACGAAGAAGACACACAGCGTCATCTGTGCGTAGTCAAGAACAAACTGACTGGCTGGCACGGTAGAGTACACTGTGAACTAAACTATACTATAGGCAGATATGAGGTGTAATTATGAAACTAACACTTGACGTAGAGAATACTGTTACACATAGGGATGGCAAGATGCATCTTGATCCCTTTGAACCAGACAACTCTCTGACTATGATTGGTATGCTGAGTGACCAAGGAGAAGAGGTTCTCGTTACTTTGGATCATAAAGAGGTCGATAAGACTCCTAAGGGTCACATTATAGTACAGGACTGGCTGGATAGAGCAACTGTGCTTATCATGCACAATGCTGCACACGACTTGTTGTGGTTGTGGGAATCAGGCTTTACGTATGATGGGCCTGTGTTTGACACAATGCTGGCAGAGTATGTACTACAGCGTGGTATAAAAGAACCACTGTCTCTTGAGGCATGTGCTGAACGATACGACTTGGACACCAAGAAGCAGGACACACTGAAAGAATACTTCAAGAAGGGGTATTCAACTCGTGACATTCCTCATGCAGAGTTGTGTGGTTATCTATCTTCTGACCTTCATGCAACACAGCAGTTGTCAGATAAGTTGATGATGAGTTTGAATAGTTTAGAAAGTGCTGGCTTACGAGGCACAGTTGATTTAACAAATCAGTTTGCTGTAAGTCTTGCTCGTATCTATCAGCGAGGATTTACAGTGGACCTGTCAAAACTAGACGAGGTGCGCCAGGAATTTGAAGAAGAAAAGTCTGAGTTGCATGAGAGTTTGAAGACACACATCCAGCGTATCATGGGTGACACGCCTATCAATCTCAATAGCCCAGAGCAATTGTCTTGGGTTATCTACAGTCGCAAGGTTAAGGATAAGACTGTGTGGTCTAATGCTATACATCCCTACATGAAGGATGCACCATTTAAGGATTTGATAAGAAGAGAGACAGAACGTATTTACAAAACGTATGCTGAACAGTGTAGTGATTGTAATGGTACTGGATACATTCGTAAGACAAAGAAGGACGGAACACCCTTTGCTAAACCACATAAGTGTATACCATGTGCATCTAGTGGTTATCTATACAAACCTACTGAGCAGGTAGCTGGCTTAAAGTTTATGCCACCTAATGCTAAATGGGCTAGTGCCAATGGCTTTAGCACAAGCAAGGGTAATCTTGAGATGCTAGAGAAGGCCGCACGTAGCAAGGGTATGGACGATGCTGTTGATTTCCTGCGTGACATTCGTAGGCTATCGGCTGTTGAAACCTACTTGTCATCTTTTGTTGATGGCATACGAACACACACCAAGAAGGATGGTAAGTTACATGTAAGACTATTACAACATAGGGTTGCCACGGGGCGTCTGTCAGGTGCTGACCCTAACATGCAGAACATGCCACGTGGTCAGACATTCCCCGTAAAGAAAGTGTTTGTATCACGATTTATAGATGGCAAAATATTAGAGGCTGACTTTGCTCAACTAGAGTTCAGAGTGGCGGCATTTTTATCACAAGATGAGGTAGCAATAAATGAAGTATCTACTGGATTTGATGTACACGCATACACCGCGAAGGTTATTACCGATGCTGGTCAGCCTACGGATCGCCAGACTGCGAAGGCGCACACGTTTGCTCCACTCTATGGCGCAACAGGCTTTGGACGAACAGCAGCAGAGGCAGCATATTACGAACACTTCACAGAGAAGTATAAAGGGATCGCAACTTGGCATTCCAAACTGGCTAAAGAGGCTTTAAGCACACAGATGATTACTACACCTTCTGGTAGGCAGTTTAAGTTTGAGGGTGTACAGCGTCTTGAGAGTGGTCGTGTAACTAACTTCACGCAGATTAAGAATTATCCTGTGCAGTCGTTTGCTACAGCAGACATTGTTCCCATCGCCCTGCTTCACATAGAGAAGTTATTGCACGGCATGAGATCATGTGTTGTCAACACGGTGCATGACAGTATTGTAATTGACGTACACCCATTCGAGGAACGATCTGTACTGGACATAATTAAAAAAACTAATGATGACCTTCCAGGTTTAATTACAATGCGTTGGGGTATTGTGTTTAATGTACCACTAGAACTTGAGGCAAAAATAGGTAATAATTGGCTTGACACAAAAGACGTAGTGTGATACAACTACGGTTCTATTTTCAATGAAAGGAGCAAATACATATGAGTGAACTAACAGTAATTGATTCTAATAATTATGCAGCAGTGGCCCAAATGTTGGGCATGTCATCTGATACCAATGACAACACAAGCACACTTGCAAGAATCAAAATTCATAGCCAGCCCATCAAGGGTAAGGCAGAAGTCAATGGTAAGATGATGAATGTAGATATAGTATCTGCAGGATCATTCTTCATGGCAGACGTTGAGGGTAAAACTATATACGCAGAGAAGATTAAGATGCGTATGTTCATGCAACGATTTATGTACCAGAAGTATGACCCTAATGCAAAGAACTATGTCAAGACAGTTATGTCAGAAAATCTTAAAATTGATCTTAAAGATAACTATGGTGGGTTTAACTGTGGCAAACCTTCTGGGTACATCAAGGACTTTGATGCATTGTCGAAGGATAAACAAGACTTGATCCGATCAATCAAACGTACACGTTCTACATATGGTACTGTCACGTTTATTGATGCAAAGGATGAGGAAGGTAATGCAGCAGAACTTGAGAACGTGCCTTTTGTTTTTGACATTAGCCAAAAGGAAGGGTTCAAAAATTTCGCAGACGTTACAGCCAAGTTTGCGCAGCATCGTAGACTTCCAATTATGCATGACATAATTGTATCCACTGCAGAACGAACTGGACCTAATGGCCCATACTACATTCCTGTGTGTGAGGCAGACCTTAACACAACACACGAGATTACTGATGAAGATCAAAGCCTACTGCGCGACTTTCAGGCTGTGATTGAGAATCATAATCGTTGGGTTCTGTCTGAATGGGAACAGAAGAACGTACAAAAAGCAACAGAAGAAGAGAAAGAACTCGCTGAATCTTTTGTTGACATTGATGTTGAAGAGGTAGAATAGTATGAACCATCCAGCTGAACTGGCGTTGCATAGTTACATGGAGAAGGCTTCCAATGGGAAGTCTACCATGTCGGAAAAAACTGCAAATCAGATTGCGGAAGATGTCCGACAGGCTGTGCTTCGCCAGTTTGGTGAGTCAGGTAGTAGAGAGTTTAGACTTCGCATGTCAAATATTGGTAGGCCAACCTGCCAGTTATGGTTTGAGAAGAATAAACCAGAGACTGCCCTGCCTCGCCCAACCACATTCGTAATGAACATGATGCTTGGCGACATCGTTGAAGCAGTGTTCAAAGGTTTATTAACTGAAGCAGGAGTAGAGTATGGTGATTCCGAAAATGTATCTCTTGATATTGGAGAGCATACCATTAATGGAACATATGACCTTGTTATTGATGGTGCTGTTGATGATGTTAAATCAGCATCTGATTGGTCTTATCGTAACAAGTTTGAGTCATTTGAAACTCTTCGTGATGGAGATGCTTTCGGATATGTCGGACAACTTGTTGGCTATGCTACAGCAACTGGCTTAAAACCAGGTGGCTGGTGGGTAGTTAATAAAGCAAACGGTAACTTTAAATATGTACCAGCAACTAATGTTGAATCTGAAAAAGAAATGTTGAAGATTGTACAAACAGTCAAGACTGTAGATGACAATAAGTTTCAGCGTTGCTTTGAACCTGTAGAAGAAACATTCAGAGGCAAGCCGACTGGTAACAAAGTCCTAGCCAAAGAGTGTTCGTTCTGTGACTATCGCAAAGCATGTTGGCCTAACATGAAAGAGTTGCCAGCAGTGAAGTCACAGGCAAAGGAACCAAAGATTGTTTCGTACGTTGAACTAGCGAGTGAATACAGCAGTGCATAATGCGAAACGATTTAGGGCAGCACGTAAGTTAGGATTTCGTAGTGGCCTTGAGCATAAGATTTCTGAATATCTTACAGACCTGAAAGTAAAATTTGATTACGAGTCTATTAAGATTGAATGGGAAGACCTTGCTTACAGGACATATACTCCAGACTTCGTGCTGTCCAATGGTATAATCATTGAGACAAAAGGAATGTTTACAGCGGCTGACAGAAGAAAGCACCTTGCAATCAAACGTCAGCATCCTAAATTAGATATTCGGTTTGTCTTTGAAAACAGCAGACGAAAGCTACGCAAGGGTGCTAAGTCTACATACGCAGAGTGGTGCATAAAGTATGGCTTTCGTTATTATGATAGGATCATACCTGAAGAATGGCTAAAGGAAAAGGGGAAAAATAGGCATCAGAAATTTATTAAATTTACAGGAACTAAAGTGAAGAGGAGCAATAAATGACAGAGGAAAACGAAGAAGATAAAGAAGTGGTTAAGATTACAGAAGAAGATTTTCTTATTCGTGTTAGTCCAATTAAAACTGATGAAGGTGAGTTTACAGGAGAGGCTAGTTTCTCTGTCATTAGTTCACAGGATAATGAAATACCAAGGGCTTTATATGAGGACTTAGAGTATGTAGTAAAGTGTATGCTATCAACAATTCCTTTGATGGAACAGGATGAGGCTTTCAGAGACTTTGTTGCTAACTATGTGGAGAATTATTTTTCATACGAGTTTGATGAAAGAAGTGACAAGCCTGTTGTGCAGGGTGTAGATGGTAACGTAATAACAATAAACTTTAACACAGACACGAAAGGTAGCGCTTGATGACAGATTATAATAAGATAATGAAAGAAATAGAAATGAAGCGACAGTGGAAAGATGTTGTCTTTGAAGACAAGACTGAACAGGCAGAACAACAGTCAGATAATAAATGGCTTGACGGAGTACGTCCTGATATGGTAAACAATCCACCTCACTATAATCACGCAGGTATTGAATGCATTGAGGCTATTGAAGCAGCACTAACACCTGAAGAATTTCGTGGGTACTGTAAGGGGAACAACATCAAGTACACATGGCGAGAAAGATATAAGAACGGCGATCAAGATATTAAAAAGGCTAATTGGTATATGAATCGTCTAGCAACTTATGGGGAACGACATGACAAGAGTTAAAGTATACATTACACTTGACATTGACCCAGAAGAATACCCTATACCAGCTGATGAAAATGTAGGGCAGGATATACAGGATAGTTTAGAAGAATACTTTTATGAAGTAGAGGGTGCTAACATTAGAAATATAAAAACAATTATGGAGTGATATACTATGAACAACTATTTACCAACAGACTACCAAAACTTTATTGCACTCTCACGTTACGCGAGGTGGAAAGAAGATGAGCAACGTAGAGAGACATGGACTGAAACTGTATCCAGATACTTTGACTATATGGAAAAGCATCTTGCAGACAAACATAACTATGTCTTGTCGGATGAACTACGGGCTGAACTAGAAGAGGCTGTACTGAATCAGCAAATCATGCCTAGCATGAGGGCGTTGATGACTGCAGGTCCAGCACTAGATCGTTGCCATGTAGGTGGCTATAACTGCTCATACGTGCCTGTAGATAGCCCACGTGCATTTGACGAGACAATGTATATTCTCATGTGTGGAACAGGCGTAGGCTTTTCTGTGGAACGCAGTTGCGTTGAGAAACTGCCTATTGTAAATGAACACTTTGAAGAAAGCGATACAGTAATCAAGGTCGGAGATAGCCGTCCAGGTTGGGCGAAAGCGCTACGTGAACTTATCTCTCTGTTGTATGCTGGGCAAATTCCTAAATGGGATGTGTCAGAAGTTCGTCCTGCGGGCGCACGTCTTAAAACATTTGGTGGTCGGGCATCTGGCCCAGCACCACTGGAAGAACTATTTGAGTTTATCATTCAAAAGTTTAAGGCGGCATCAGGACGTAGGCTGTATCCAATCGAATGCCACGACATTATGTGTAAGATTGGCGAGGTTGTTGTAGTCGGTGGTGTACGCCGTAGCGCATTGATTTCGTTGTCTAATCTTAACGATGACCAGATGCGTCATGCAAAAGCAGGTGATTGGTTTAAGTATGAAGGACAGCGTATGCTTGCTAACAACAGTGTTGCTTACAAAGAG